GTTGGGTCTAATTAACCACGAACAACTTTGGTTGCTTCTGGGTCAACTTCGTCAACGATTTTACCAGCAACGAGTAAGAGTGGGTTTAACATCTTGAGATCGTATAAGGTACTGAATCCTTGACTATTGCTACCGTCAGCAAATTGTAATAATTGTGTTGGAACGATAGCCATATATGGAGCGTAGACAGCAGCAGATGTAACCATATCGTCACCATTGTAACCTAATACGAATCTACCAGGTTTGATGGCTGGGGATACGAATACTTTGATACCGTTTAATTCACCAGCGAAGTAAGGACCATTGATCTTGCTTGTAGAAGCGGCTTTCCAACCTTCAACTAAAGCTAAGACTGGTTTGACGTTAGAAGCACAGATCATGTAGTTAGCTGCATGTTTTTGTGTTCTATCGTAGATGTGTTGAGAACCTAATTCGATGATTTCAGAGAAACCAGCGTAGTGATCTCTTTTACCAACACCTACTGGTAAGTGTTTGTTGAAGACTAAATCTTCTTCTTCTTCAGCGTGATCACTTAACATCTTAACGACTTCGGTGTCGATTTCGTAAGATAATTCAGCGCAAGCTTGGGTAGCTAAAACTTCACCAAGGTCGATACCCATTTCTGTTTTGGCTTGGAAAGCAGCCATTTGAGAATAGTAGATAGCGATTCTTCTTGCTTTAGCAGAAAGAGCGATACCTTCCATATGAGCGTTGACGATTGGTAAATCGTTTTGTGGGATGACGATGTTGTCGTAGATGTAACCGACTTTGACTTTTCCGGAAGCACCAGTAACTTTGATGGTACCAGCAGCAGCGTCGATAACTTCAACTTTAGCACCGGATTCAGCATCCATTAACTTAACATCTCTGACAGGTGTCCAGTGTAATGTAGCTTTTCCTTCACCGTCTAATTCGATTTCTTCAGGAACGAAGGCACTTGTGTAAGCGACTCTTTCGTCTGTCATCTTACCTAAACGGAAGACGTCATTGAAGACTTCACCTTGTTTAACTCCACCCTTGTTAGAACCAGCGGTGAATTGTAAGTATTGGATGAAACCAGTACGGGATTTTAATGGGTAGACGATAACTAAATCGTTAGCGATTAAGTTAGGTAATGCAACAGTGGTTAAATCAAGACAGAATTTCTTGAATGTTTTCATGTTGCTTAATTGAGTACCAACTGAGTTGTCAAAAGCTTCAGTTAAGTATTCACTTGTATTAGCTAAAACACGAGCAATAGCTAATTTTTTGCTATCGGAAAGTGTTCTATTACCATGTTCTTTAGCGTAAACACCTTCAGCGATTGTGAGCTTTTTAGCATAAGCTTCTAAAATGTTCATTGTAAATATCTCCTTGTAAACGTGCTATTTTTGACAGAGGTTAGCTTTCCTCTACTTAATTTCTAAGACCTGATAATTTAATTAAGCCTTCATCAACATCATCATCATCGAAATCGGTGCTGTTTTTGTTGGTGTTAACGCTTTCATTAACTTTAATAGATCTAATCTTACCAAGAGAAATTGGTAATCTGCTTATATTAAGTTGATAAGCTTTGAGATCCTCACAAACTTTGTTTACATCCTCAAGGGTGTAACTTTCAGCTAATCTATTTTTGATTTCTTTAGCATTGATGCCTAACATAGTTGCTTTGCAATCAATGTATTGATTCATAATACTATTAGCTAATTTCTTATAACCTTCTTTAAGTGAAGATTCTTTTGCGAGGCTTTCATTGAGAGTAGCTAATCTACTCGATGTTGAATTTTCACTTTCAGTTAATTTCTCGTTAAGAGTTTTAATTTGTGCTTCGTAATCTTCTTTAGCCTTATTAAATGATTCATTTAATTCGGTATAAGCTTTTTCTTTAGCACTAACAGATTCATTTAGAGATTTTGATTCTTCTAAATAATTTTGTTTGCTCTTAATCAAGCGAGCGACTTCTTGTTTCTCTTCATTAAGTTGCTCTTCTGTGGTTTTAAGAGATTCTTCTAAACTGGAAACTTTAGCGTCTAAATCTTTCTTTTCAGAAGCAATTTCAGATAGTCTTGCTGCAGCTTCTTTGTAGTTACTGCATTCTTCAGTTAATTTGTTAACCTTAGTATTACTAACTGCTAATTGTTCGTGAAGTTCTCTTACCTGAGCTTCTAAATCGGACTTAGCTTTTAGAGCCTCTTGTAACCCTTTAAGTAATTCATCATCTCCGTCATTGACAGCTTCTTCAATTTTCTCTTCAGGTTGTTTAGCTTCTTCTTTATCTGTACAACTTTCGTTGTTACATTCTTCTTCTACAACTTCTTCAGCTTCTTCGGTTTCTTCTACTTTTTCCTCTTCAGGTTCTTCAGCAGATTCTTCCTCTTCAGCTTTAGCTGGTTCTTCTTCAGCAGGAACTTCAGCAGCATTAGTTTCTTCAACTTTATCTTCTACTGCTTTTTCTATTACTTCTTCTACTGTTTCAGCAATTTCTTCAGCTTGTTTTTCTGCTTCTTCTCCACTTTCTACAGGAGCAGATACTTCTTTAGCTACTTCAGTGGCTACTTCCTCTACTTCTTCTTTTGTAAAAGTGACTTCTTCAGCAGATGATTCCTCTGGAGCTTCTGGTGTAGCAGCTTCTTCAGATTCTTCAGC